TTGACACGCTGGAAAACACCGCGTTTGGTCAAACAGCACGCACAAACGTTGCAGGCCTACAAAACAACACGCTGACGCTGACAATGTATATGAGCTACGCAGCAGCAGAAACCTACGCGACGCTGCAGCCGCTGGTTGGCACGCAGGTGACCGTAAGCGTTACGCCAGGCTCAGGCGCGGTCAGCGCAACAAACCCAAAACAGGTTTTGACAGGCGGCTTGCTGGCCAGTTTGCCAGTCGTAAACGCAACCCTGGGCGAGCTGTCCACCGTTGACATTGAGTTTGTGGGCGGCACGTATTCTGAGGTCACAAGCTAAACACACATCACCAATAGACAGAAAGGCAATATGAAAATTAAACTTGCCGTCACCCTTACACCGGGCGACGAACCCATTGAGGTAATAACTAACCTGTTGTGCATCGCAGAATGGGAACGCACAGAGCACCGCAAAATCAGCGACGGTAAAGGCGTAGGCATCACCGACCTAGTGGCCTGGGCGTTTTTTATGTGCAAACAATCAGGCCGTTTAATGCCAGAGGCAACATGGAAAGAGTGGCTTACTAACCACCCCGACATGGAAATTGAGGCAGTTGACCAGACCGACCCAAACCCTACGGAAGCGGCAGCTACCGCCGCGAGCTAGCACACGTATTGGTAGCCACAGGCTTTTGGCCTGCTGATGTTCCGTTTGATACGCGAGACTTAACTACTGTGGTTAGTGTGCTAAACAAGGTCAACAAACGATGACAAGCGTTGAGGTGTTCGGCGTTAAAGACGCGCTCAAAGAGCTGAGCGCGCTCGACAAAGACCTACGCAAAGAAATCAACGCAGAAGCCAAGACCATTGCCAAGCCAGCTGTTGACGGCATTAAAGGCGCATACCCAACCCAGTACCTATCCGGCATGTCTAAACCCTGGGTACAGCGTGGCCGTCAATTGTTCCCGTACACGCAGACCGCAGCGCGTAAAGGTGTGCAGCTCAAGATTGCTACAGGCAAAAAGAACGTGTCTGTTATTGGCATCGAGCAAAAAGACGCAGCAGCCGCAATCTTAGACATGGCTGGCAAGAAGGGCGGCACTAACCCCCAGGGCGCACGGTTTATTGCATCGCTCACGGCAATGTTTGGTGAGCCGTCGCGCGTCATGTGGCCAGAGTATGAAAAGAACGGCACAGACGTTGAGCGCAACATGGTCAAGGTAGTCGAGCATGTTATGGAAGCCGTCAACAAGAACCTGGTGATGTAATGGCTATTCGTATTCCAATCATCTCAGAGTTTGACAGCAAAGGCATTAACCGCGCCAAAAAAGAATTTGCGCAACTCAAAACAACAGGCGAAAAAGCGCAGTTTGCGTTAAAAAAGGCTGCACTACCAGCTGCCGCTGCCCTGGCTGCCGTTGGCGCTGCCGCTGTCAAAATGGTGGCAGCAGGCGAGGCCGCAGCAACGTCTAACGCACGAATAGCCCAAATCAACAAAAGCATGGGCTTGTTTGGTGACACCACAGCCATTGTTAACAAACGCATTACCGACTACGCAGAAGCCACAGCTCGAGCAACAGGCATTGACCAAAACCAAATAAAGTTAGCCCAAGCCAAATTGCTGACGTTTAAGGAATTGGCCGTGTCAGCTGATGAGGCTGGGGGCGCATTTGACCGTGCTACGCAGGCCGCTATCGACATGGGCGCAGCCGGGTTTGGTGACGCAGCCACTAACGCTGTGCAGTTGGGCAAGGCGCTTAACGACCCAATCAAGGGTGTTACTGCCCTGGCTAAATCTGGCGTGACGTTTACTGAGCAAGAAAAAGAAAAAATCAGAACGCTGGTTGAAAGCAACCAATTGTTGGAAGCGCAAGACATGGTGCTTAAGGCAATCGAGCAGCAGGTTGGCGGCACGGCCTTAGCCACAGCAAACGACAGCGACAAAATGAAGGTTGCTTTTAGTCAGTTGTCTGAGAGCATCGGTTTGACGCTGTTGCCGCTGTTCCAAAAATTTACAGAAATCATGCTTAAGGTGTCGCAATTTGCTGCAGAAAACACCACCGTAATTGTCATATTGGGCGGCGTTGTTGCCGGGCTGGCTGTGGCTGTGTTGGCCGCTAACGCAGCAATGAAGGTGTACCAGGCCACGTTGCTAATTGTTAAAGCTGCCCAGTTTGCGTTAAACGCTGTCATGGCCGCCAACCCCATAACGCTGGTGGTGTTGGCGATTGCTGCACTTGTGGCCGCGTTTGTCGTTGCCTACAAAACAAGCGAAAAATTCCGCATGTTTGTTGACGGCCTATTTGGTGCAATCAAAACAGGTGTCATAGCGTCAGTCGACTTCTTAAAGGGTTACCTAACTACGGTCATGGGTTTTTACAAAAAGATATTTAACGGCATTGCCAGTTTGTGGAATAACAGCATTGGCAAAATATCGTTTGAGTTCCCGTCATGGGTGCCGAAATTAGGCGGTAAAGGGTTTAGCGTTCCTAATATTCCGATGTTGGCTGAGGGCGGCATTGTTACCCGGCCGACGTTGGCGCTGATTGGTGAGGCAGGCCCAGAGGCCGTCATACCGTTAAACAGGGGTGGTATGGGTGCAGGCGGCATTACCGTAAACGTGACTGGCGGCTTGTCGACTAGCGCTGAGATTGGGCAGGCTGTGGTTAATGCAATTAGGGCTTACAACAGGTCTGCAGGCCCGGCGAACATACAGGTTGCCTAATGGCTGGCGCGGCTGTCGTACAGTCAGGCACTTACGGCCTGTTTATTGACACAGGCTTTATCCAAGACGCATTTACGCTTGATGACGCTACGGCAGGCGTTCTAAACAACACAGAGTACGTGTTAGACGGTACAACAAATTTTGCTGACGTAACGTTTGGTGCGCTCAACGTCGCGATTAAGCGTGGGCGGCGTGACGTAGGCGACCAGTTCAGCGCAGGCACAATGACATTTACGCTTAACGACACGTTTGCAGACGGCGTGTTTAACCCGTTTGACACGCTCAGCCCGTACTACGACCCAGCACTAGCGCAGCCAGGGCTAGCGCCCATGCGTGAAGTGGAATTTGTGCGCTATAACAGCTCAAACGTTGCAGAAAAATTGTTTGTGGGTTACATCGTAAATTACAACTACACGTTTGCCCTGGGCGGCCTAAACACCGTGACCGTGTATTGCGCTGACCAGTTTTATTTACTAGCGCAAACGTTTTTAGATGAGCTGAACGTCAGCGCAGAAACATCAGGCGAACGCATAACCACCGTGTTAGCCCTGCCTGAAGTCGACTACACAGAAACCACGAACATTGCCACAGGCACAGTCAACTTGGGTCATGACAGCGCTTACACCGTGCCAGCAGGTACAAACGTGTTGGCGTACTTGTCGCAGATTAACGACACAGCAGAATTTGGGCGGCTGTTTATGTCACGTGACGGCGTACTAACGTTCCAAAACCGTATCGGAAACACCCTGTCAGGCGCTGTAGTTGACTTCGCTGATGACGGCACAGCCACTTCATATGACACCGTTGGCATAACGTTTGAGGCTGACCAAGTAGTCAACCGGGCAGTAGTGACAGGTTTAGACGATAAGACGGCTACTGATAGTGACGCGGCCAGTATTGCGCTTTACTTTACGCAAACGACCAGCATTACCAACAGCTTGTTGCATGTGCAGGGCGAGATTGACGCGGCAGCGGCTTACCTCTTAAATGGCGAGCCTGAGGCTAGGTACACAGACGTTGGCACATATTTTGCAGCCCTAACTACGGCTGAACGCGACACGGTAGCCATAGTCGACATAGGCGACACCCTTACGGTAGAAAAGACGTTTACTACCAGCGGCGGCCCGACCACCGTAGGGCAAGAGCTGTCAGTAGAGGGCATCGAGCATGCCATTGATTTTGCTAACGGCCACCGGGTCACGTTCTTTACAGCCCCAACTACTGTGGTGTTTGAGCTGGTGCTTGATGACGCTACGTTTGGCACGCTTGATGCTGGAAATGTTCTAGGCTAGGTGTATGGGCGCTAACGCACAGACCACCGTTCCTACGTTTACTAGCGGCCAGGTGTTGACGGCTGACCAGCAAAATCAGAGCGCACGCACGGGTGTACCTGTGTTTGCAACGACTGTTGAGCGTGACGCGGCGTTTGGTGGCAGCGGCGAAAAAACGTTGGCTGAAGGCCAGTTGGCTTACCTTGAGGACAGCAATATTGTGCAGTATTACGACGGCAGCGTTTGGGCTACTGTCGGGCCGTCACCTAGCGGCGCAACCCTTGTTAAAGCGCAAGCCGTAAGCGGTAGCGCAACCAACGTTGATAACGCATTTTCGGCCACCTACCTTAATTATTTACTTGTTGCAGAATTTGCAGGCAGCACCACCGCCACAATTACTATGCGACTACGGGCATCAGGTGCAGACAACAGCACTAGCAACTATTTTTTGGGTGCAGAAGGCCGTACAAATGACGGCAGCGACACGACATGGGCAAACGACGGCGCAACATCGTGGACTATTGGTTACACGTCAACAGCAGTTGCAGCACGGCGTAACCGTCAATCGTTTACCGTGTACGCGCCACAAGCCGCAGAACGCACGGGCATTAGTGGCACGGGTACAAGCGCAAGGACAACAAACATTGGCATTGGCGGCTTTTTTGCTGGTGGCGAGTTTGCACTAACTACTGCGTTTGACGGTTTTAGCATTATTGCAAGCGCAGGCACAATTAGCGGCACAGTTCGCGTGTACGGATTAGCTGACAGTTAGGACAACATGACTAAACCAATCGTAAATGACAACGGCAACGAGCGCGAAATGACCGACGCAGAATACGCGCAATATCAGATTGACGCAGCAGACGCAGCCGCCCAACAGCAAGCCGCAGCCGACGCAGACGCAGCACGCGCTAGCGCAATCGCAAAACTTGCAGGCTTAGGGCTAACACCCGACGAAATAGCGGCCTTAGTAGGCGCATGAAATGGCTGGCAATCGCAGCGCTAATAACAATGACAGCATGCGAAACAACACGCAGCAACAGCCAAAAAGGCGTAACACGCCCAACTTACTGTTACCCAGTCGACAGGTGCTGACATGAAAGAGCGCTACACAGCCGAACAACTACACGCGCGCATGGTCGCAATCGTTGGCGTAACACTTGGCCTGGTGTTTGCCGTAGTCGTGATTGGTTTTGTTTACGGCCTGCTGTTTGTTAGCCAGCCGTTAGAGCAAGCGCCCAACGACAAAGAGTTCATCAGCCTTATGGCCACGATTGTTACGTTCCTGTCTGGCACGTTGGCAGGCATAGTTGCCAGCAACGGCATGAAAGACAAAAACCCTTAATGCCTAAGCCGTACACAGCGGCAACAGCCCCAATAGTCGACGGGCCGCTACCCGGCATGACGGCCTGGGTGGAGTGCGCCACAAAGTACAGCGGCGGCGCATTATGGAATAACGGCACGTACGTTAAACGCGACATACGCGGCAAACCAGGCCAAGTAAGCAACCACGCCAAAGGCATTGCCGCTGACCTGTCTTACCGTTACATGCCAGCCAGCCAACGTGGTGTGCCTAACGGGCGCATAAAGTCGCTGCAATTTATTAAGACCTGTTTGCGTAACTATGACGAGCTGGGGCTAATGCTCGTTATTGACTATTGGCCGAAGCCGTTTGGCAGGTCATGGAATTGCAGCCGGGCGATTGACGGCAAACCTGCCAGCGCCTGGCGTAAAGCCTTGCGGCCTACGTTTTCGGGTGCGCCAGGGGGCGATTGGTGGCATGTCGAGATAACCCCAGAAATGGCCAACAGCCCAGCTAAGGTCAAACAAGCGTTCGCCAACGTGTTTGAGGTATCCACCACAACTGTCTAAACCGTCACTACGGTTTTACTACCGACAGAAACGGGGAGAAATATGGCTTATTTATTCAGCAAGATTGCCGCAGGCCTTTTTGGCGTGTGGGGCGTGTTTGTAGT